GGTAATCTGTTGTTGAGTCAGGTTGCGGTTTTGAGCATTTGTCCAATCAGTACCGTACAGGCTGGTTAGGTTCTGTCCTATGCCGAGGTTCAAATCACGCAACCCGTTAGCCTCTACGACACCTTGACGCGAACCACCAAAGCCACCCGCAGCCATTGCTCCTGAGCGCATTGCAGGCAGTTGGTTCCTGTTGTAGTTGTCCGTCATTTGGTTGACGATGGTGTTGCCCATCTCTTGCAGATACGGGTTTTGCCCACCTGATGTAGAGCTAGAGGAACTAGAGCCAGAACTACCGCCAGAGTAGCCACCGGAGTTACCTCCAGAGCTACCCATTCCTAGATTCTGTGAAGTAGATGTATTTCCCCAACCGTCACCGATGCCGTTCTGACCCAAACCAGAACCATACCCGGCAGTTCCATACGCCTTAGAGCCGGGACCATAGATGCCGCCAAAGCCGTAATCCTGCCCACCAGCATTAGCCACGCCGGTATATGTCCCGCTCTCAATCGCTGTCTTTTGAGTGGGACTGATGTTGTTCATCCACCCATTGAAGTCGTTAGCAAATGCGCCGTTAGGTGATGCGCTTTGGTACTGCTTGAAATAATCTTGAGGAGAGTATTTGAAGCCTGCTGCGTCACGCGCTTGGTTTGCCAGGGAGTGAATCTGGTTTAAGTCCGTAACCCCGTTTTGCTGCAACCACTGGTTATCGTTCCCGCCTTGCGCGTAGAAGTCCTTGATTTGCTGGTCACTAATCGTTTGTCCGTTTACCGTAATTGGCATGATTTGCTCCTAACCTAATTTGTTCCAAGTGCCCGAGTGATACCCGTAGAACCCAGCGCCAGCGCCAGGATTGAAATTCACACCGTCAGCACACACAATCGTGCCTTCACGATACTTTTCAGGAGCCTTATGCAGCACCTGTAGCGTTAAACGCTCGTTAGCAGATTCCAAGGCTTGAGCGATCTTTTCAAACTCGCGCCGTGTCATGTCATCAGGGATGAAGCCGGGGATGTATCGCATCAGTAGGCTCCCGTTGAAACGTAATCAATGGAAAACGATTTCATGCGCCAGGGAGCGTAATCAATGTTTGAGAACTTCACCGACATATACCTACCACCAATTGAGAACGTATCAACCTTGAAATCCGTGCCAATGGTGAAAGTTGCTGCTGGTGCCCAAGTAACAGCACCGTCAGGCGTCATGCTTGAACCAACTTGAATCGATACCGTAGCGCCAGAGTTACCATCAATCTTTGGCCTGATACCTTTGATTACCTTGATAGCGTTTGGATCGCCTAGCGTCATTCCTGTGCGCTCTAGGTTCGCTTCTATCAGTGAGCCAAAATCCGTGTTACCAGTGTCAACCAAGCTGATAACAGGTGTTGTATGCGACATGAGTAAACGAGCCTCAGCCGGTGAATATTCATTCTCATTCCACGAGCCTGCATCTGTTTCCCAAGTACCAGAAGCGGTAGCCCATGTATCGCCACCAACAGAGTAATTGATTTGCCCGAAAGCACCGCAAGTGACGTTATCTAGCTCACGAATTGCCCACGTCTTATCAATCCAGTTCCACACACAAGCGCGTGTACAGGTGCTGGCAGTTCCATACGGGAAGCAAATCCACACCTCATTACGTTGCGGGTTCGCAGTGACGAATGCGCGTGTGTAGTGGGTTGAATCAATGTTGTTGAAAATGAACTTGCGAACGAGTCCATTGGCAATCGAATTAACACCCTGCCCGGTGTTCAATACCACGTCACCGGCGGTTAGGACAACGTGCCCTAATGGTGTGTTTACTGCACAACCACGAGCAAGCATTCCAGATTCGCCGGGCAACCGCTGAAACCTAAAAATGTATGGTGCGCCGATATAGCTCATAGAGTACATCGAACGCTCTTTGTAGACAATCAGAGAGTCTCCCAATGGGAGAGCATCAACTATCTTATCTGGCGTCTCAGCTAAGTCCTGTTCACCAGCGTCTTTAGTCGCATCAGTAGCGTCCCAATCACCAGCAGCAGTGATAGAGCCAGGATTTAGTGTGGTACTCCACTTCACCATGCTAGGGTAGTTTGTGCTTCCCTTGGTGACGTTCAGAGCCACAATGAAATTCTTGAATGGACGCATTGCTTGGCATTTCCAAGTAGCGTCCCATCCCGGTATGGTTGCCAGGTTCGTACCCGTATCACCCGCCCAATACATAGGCAAGTCAACACCGTTGTTCAGGATAAGAACACCGTTAACCGATCCGCCCGTCCATTGGTTGTCAATCGCCCCTGTAGGAGCTGTCCCCGTTATATCTGTTCGGGTTGTACCGTCATCAGCATAAACCGCATTCAGTCCAGCGTGGATCCAAAAACGCTTGGTAGCAGTCGTATAAGGTGCGATGTAATAAGGAGTAACAGAAGGTGCTGCAAACACGCCTACAGTGCCTTTAAAGCGCTCTGCGTAGCCGTTATTGAAGCGCACATTCAATGCGTCACTCCAAACACCGTCTCCCAATTCCTCAGGCGTCAAATCAGATGCTAGACCGACACCACAAGCAGAGATATTGGCAATCATTTTTGTCGCTCAATAAGACGATCCAACTTCGATTCCATACGAAGCATGGCGCCTTGAAGTTCTCGGATTGCTTCTTTTGTGGAAATCTCAATAGCGCTATCACGTTGATGTAATACCGCCGCATCAGCCTTAATCAAAGCTATATCGCGTTTCAAATCCGTGTAACCAGTGACACAAGCAACGCCTACACCGATGATTGAAATAATGATGGAGAGATTGACTTCTTTCTTGAGATGCCAACCCGCTTCTTGAGGATTCGCCCTGCGCTCAACAAATTCATTCATATATGCTTCCCCGATGGGTCGTAAGGGTCTAACAATGGTTGAAACCAGTAAACGACTTTGAGCCGCCAACCGCTTGTAGCCTTTGAGTGACGGATAAGCCGATCAGTTACTAGGATTTCTTTGGGAAACTCCAGCAATACGATTGTCATTAGCGTGATGTTTACGAATGCGTCTAACAGGTAGCCGATCCACAGAACAGGTGCACCGAGAATGAGAGCAGTCTTTGATAGTTGCCCTGCGTCCTTTGCGCGTTTCAAGTTCATGACCGCGAGATAGAACACCCATAGCAACCAAATTGCTGCTATCAGCGTCAGTCCGATGGAGAGGAACGGACTCACGCCAGAATCTCAGCGGGACGATTGGCCGCAAGAAGCCCTAGCATCACGTACAGCCCAAGCACCTTGGCGGTCGCCGGGTCATCCTTGTTGACAACGGTTGCCGCCTTGTAGTCCTCAAGGCCAGAGCGCACATCGTCACGCTGCTCTTCTGTCAGTAGAGGGTCAGTCTCAAACTTTGCATTGAACCGATCGATTGGTGGCCGCTCTGCGTCGGTGAACAGCAGACGCCATTCGCGTTTTGATAGCTCTCGTTGTACGGGTTCTGCTACGGGTGTTGGCGCAGTGAATGTCGAGCCGTCATACAACCAGCCTATTCCCGCTGTGTCCGATTGAACCCAATTCGCCTTAAGAGCAGAATTAGAAACCACCGTATTAACTACAACACCGTTTTCAATGATTGCGTATTTCATGGCGTGTCCTTAAGAGTAGAAACGGAAAACAACAGCACCAGCACCGCCGACACCGCCGACAGTTCCAGAGCCACCACCACCGCCGCCAAGACCACCAGCACCACCAGTTGTAGTTACAGCATTTGCGCCAACCGCGAATAAACCCCCACCGCCACCGCTACCAGTCGCCGCGGTACCACCAGCAAACCCGGTTAATCCCCAAATCAATACAGATGCCAAACTTCCACCCGCAGCACCGCCACCGCCACCGCCGCCAGCGCCACCGACACCATTAGCGCCACCGTTGCCACTGCCACCGCCGCCAGAACCAGCCGTTCCACTAGCTTGACCAGCACCGCCACCACCCCAACCATTAACACCGTCTGCTGCGTGATAGCCAGCCACGATGACGCCGCCGCCTAGCGGGGTTGGAATGTAGGTTGTATTGCTTACATACTGAGCGCCGGGAGCAACACCACTTTTAGTAGCAACATCCATTGCCGACCAAAGCAGTTTTCCTGTTGCAAATGGGGCAGCACCTTGCCCACCAAAACCACCACCACCGCCACCGCCGCCAGAACCACCAAAGATTCCACTGCCACCACTAGCCAAGCCACCACCACCACCGCCAACAGCAGCATACAAAGTGCTTCCGATGGATACGGTAGTCGTACCACCGCGAGAATTAACAGCGCCACCAGTACCAATGACTACATCTATTGACGAGCCAACAACGGGTATTTCGTATATCTGTGCCCCGCCAAATCCACCACCGCCACCCGTACCGCTTGCACCTCCACCACCACCACCGACTACAAGCGCTTCAATGCGCTTGGTTCCAGCAGGGACAGCCGTAGCGCCCGAGGTTGTGATAGTTGCTGTTTGCGTGTAGCCGGTGATAGCACCGCCACCACCAAGCAATAAAGACTGTGTTCCACTCATAGCAGCACCCACTGTGAAAGAGTTG